GTGCGAAATTAAAGCAGAAGAAGCTGCAACGCTGTACTCACTAAGAGCACCTACGTTTTCTGTCTGACCAACTTTTTTAATGGGTCTAAAACCGAACCCAGTTGTTGACGCGTTAGCCATACGTTTCTCCTTAAGTGTACCTGCCCTTGCGGGCCTCCAGTACGGTTATTTATTTCGCTGGTTTCTAAAAAATTTTAAGACTTCTTAGAGCCACCGAAGGTTACACGAGTATCTCTATCTGTTGTGATAGGCATACTCTTATGCTGTTCCTTCGCAAGATCGGCATCTATTGCGGCTTGTTGATCCTGAGCTTGATTCATATAATACTCAGTTCTTTGCCGCGCGATCTCCTCTGGTACCCTTGTCAGCACAAGGCCTCCGTGCCCGATCACCCCTGCGTATTTGCCGTCTGCAACTACGGGAAAGTCCTCTTCTGGATATTCGTCAGCTCTTACTAATTCATACCCGGATCTTAAGCGTCCTTGTATGTTTTTCGTATCTACGAATCCCAGGATTTCTATCCTGACCCATCTGTGTCTGTAGCCGTTCGGCGCGTTGGGCGTATCTAAGTACGATGGTGGAGTCCAAACTTTAGGTTGTTGTTTTACTTTAACTTCCTTAGCTCTTGGTTCAACTTTTGTTGAATCACTTTTTCTAGCTTGGCTCGCACGAGTTTGGTTTTTCTTTTCCATATGCTTATACCTCCTTCGTGTTCATAAGTTGTTTCGCATACTCTTCTAATGGCACTCCTAATTTTTTCGCTATTGCGACCTGTGATGAAGTGAGTCTCACAGATTTACGGTTAGTCTTTGGACTACGCGTTGCAGAGGCAACGGTTTGTGTAGGTTTACTAACTGGTTTGTTCTTAGATGTATCAAATTTATGCGGGAATTCAAGTCTTATTCTCTTGTCTATTTCCGTATAATATTCGTCCGATCTAGGATCAATTCCTTCTTCCTCGGTAAGTTTTCTGTGCAAATCAAATGCTGTATATGTCATTGCACTATCCTTACCAAACCACGCATTCTCCTCAGCCCATGCTTCGGCTTTTGGATCAGGTGGAGTCTGAGCTTCCTGACTAGGCTGTCTAACAGGTTGTTCAACAGGTTTTTCTTTAGCAGCTGTCTCCTGCATTTGATGCTGAGTTTTAAGTTCAGCTAATTTACCCTGTTCATAACCAAGTTGAGAGATAGCCGCTAAAGCCTCTGTTTCAGCTTTAGGATCTTCTGCCTGTCTGGCTGCTCTTAATTTTTCTTGAGCTGCTGCAATAGAAGAAGTAATTCTGCCTTCCATTTCTGCAACATAATTTTTATCCAAAGAATCTGCTGTAGTTTTAAACTGGTCTCTTTCCTGTTTAATACTGTCTGCATAACGTAAAGCCTCTTCTTTTTGCCTTTCGGCCTCACGCATTCTTTTTGTTAATTTAGCTATTCGCTTTTTAACGCTTTCAGAATACTCTTCAATTTGTTTACTGTTATCTTCTTGTTTAGTATCTTCCTGGCTATCAGACTGCTGTACAGATTTCTCAGATGAGTCATCGGCGCTACCACCGTCTTCAAGTTTTGTTTCACGTTCGTTTTCATATGTTTTGTCCTCTGTTGGTTGTTCTGCAACCTCTTCTTTTTTTTCTTCTGGCAATTCAACATCTACATCTGGACCAGATGTGTCGATATCAATTGTTTTCTTTTCATCTTCTGGCATAGTTTTTCTCCTCTATGATTAAAATTCGTGGAATATATCTTCGGGGTTATCCACGGTCGCTAATACTTCATCATCATTGAGAAGTCTTAACTCACCCCCATCTATTTTGATTCGGCTTCCTGCATATCTTGCAAAGATAACCCAATCACCTTTTTTACACCAGGGACCTTCTGGATATCGTTCTTTATCATAACAATGTGGTCCCATGTCCATAACTAAACCACAAGTCGATGCAACTTGTGATCTCTCTATAGTATCTTCTGCTAAAATTATTCCACCTTTTGTTTTTTCTTTTTGTTTAAAAGGTAGGACTATAATTCTCCAGCCAGTTGGTTTTGGAATTTTGGTTTCTTCTTTTTTATTTTTTACACCAACAAGAGTTTTATCTGGTGTTATTATCTTTTGACTTGATGCTGATAATTGTTCCTTCACTGTCATTTTGCTCCTTTGTTTTTAGCAGGGTGGATATTTCCTGTAATAAATACTGATATGTTCGTATCTGACCTAACATATACTGATACTTTTCCATATTGTCAACACTTCCAGATGTCATCGCAACCACAACATCATCGTGTCTCATCTTAATTATTTTTCTTATTTTATCTATGAAATCCATTATAACACACTCCTTTCTGGCTCAAACTCATCTAGTATATTCATTTTTTCTTTTGCAGACGCTATCCTTTTTATCTGTTTGTCAACCTCATCTATATGTTGTGGATGTTCGCCTATGCCCACTGAATTATCAAGATATATATTTGCAGTGGCATCTGCCTCTGCTATTTCAGCTTCGTATCTAAGTCTTAGTGCTTCTAGTATTGCCCTTCGCATTTCTTATTGACTCCTTTCCTCTTTTAAAAATTGCAGCGACTTCTCTTTTACCCATAACTTTGGCACGCTGTTCTCCAACAGTTAGGATCTGTATTTTTCTTGCAAATGGTTTAGATATCTTTTTAACTTTTGCAACAGTCTTACGAGCATCAGTAGGAGTCGCAAACTTAATTCCAACAGTATCTTTAGGATTCTCATCGGTGTAGAGCCTCCTACCCGAGCCTTTAGGTTTTTTACCCGTTCCTTTTTTTGGATCCGCCACCTATGACTCCTTTTAACGTTTTAGCTTGTTTAGCGTGTAACTTAGAGGCTTTCTTCAAACCTTTAATTACACCTTTTATTTTTTTCTTTTTTAACATTTCCATCTCCTTCTAGCCTGACGTAGTCTAGAGTTAGGATCTTTAGCAGCCTTAGGAAATTTTTTCATCTGTCCTGCACTTCTTGCGCAGTATGATTTTCTACGTTTAGCAGCTTTTGATCCAGGTTTTACTTTACCCGTCACGGCTGTTTTTAGTTTAGAACCGGGATTTGCTCTTCTATAGGCAGCGACACCGGCTCGTGTCATACCTGCTCCAGACTTTGTAGGTCTAAAATTTTTTTTATTTCTTGCTGGCATGTTATCTGGTTTTCTCAAACTAAACCTCCCATACTCATTTTTTTTCTTTTTGCAAATGTTGAAACGTTGGTTGGCTTACCACCCACACCTTGTGCTTTACTTCTTTTCCTTGCAACGGCACTCCGCCTCTGAGAGTCTGTCATACTTGCCGCTTTGGCAGCAGGGACGCACTTTGGATATTTTCTTTTTGATCCACTCGCAGATTTTCTTCCACATTTTTTAAAACCCCCACCTTTTTTCTTGGCGCCGATATCGACCCAATCTTGTTTGAACCACTCTTTTAGCCCAGCCATTTTATTTTCTCAGAATTTTTGAATTCATTCCTTTCTTACAGATCCCACCGCCTCTGAAATTTATTCTGCCACCATCCTTCTTTCCAGCAGGTTTAGGTCCTTTGAAATCTTTTCTCTTCACACCAGAGGGATCTTTGATTTTACCCGCACAGATTTTGCTCGCATATGCGTTCGCGTATGCTGACGGATACACAGCGAATTTTCTTTTTGCTGCGGCTTTACCTCTAGGACAAAGTTTAGTCATTATTTTTTTCTCACTGTTTGTTTTGCACGTTTAAAGTCAGATGCTTTTGGTGCACCCTTAGCACCTTTCTTTCGCATCTTACCTCCACGCTTTCGTTTAGCGTGAATGTTTGCGTATAGACCAGGACGAGCCATTACTTCGCTCTTCCTCCGTCTTTCATGTAACCCATTTTGTTTCTAACTTTTTTAGGTAATTTTTTTAAACCTTTTTGATTTGGCTTAACAGGTTTTAAAACCTTCTTACCTTTTTTGTACATAGGTCTTTTCATCATCATTCCAGGCATTATTTTTTCCTCATTTTGTTTGCTTGTTTTTTCTTTTTAGCAAAGCCTTTTTTAACTCTGCCACCTTTTTTTAAACCAAGGAATCCAAATGGACTTATTGGTTTGTCCACCATTATTCCAGGAATTTTTCTCATGTTTTTAACACCAGATCCTCCTCTCATTATATCATCTTGATAGACTGGTGTATTAGCAGCAATTCTTGCCATTGCGCTAGAACTATCTCCGCCTCTTCCACTATCAACTTCGATGTTTGACATTTCCATTCCTTTACCTTTATTTTTTAAAGCCAGACCGCCAAGTATTGCAGCAGGTATACCTATCTTAGCTATTTTTCTAAGAGCTTTTCTTAATTTTTTTGACATTATTTTTTACCTCCGTTTCTAAAAATCTGTGTGCCCTTTATACCATATATGCTCGCGACTACAAGGATCCAGAGGTTTGTGAACCATGACGGGAGCTGCGAGAACATATCGAAAAAGAGTTTTACTTTGTCCATAGCAGTTGGGTCGTCCGATATCACCGCGTAGGCGAGCACCAACACGGGCAAACTGAGAATTATCAAAACTGCCTCGTCCTTCCAGTCTGACTGTCGGGCCTCTAGCAGTTTACCCTGGTAAGATTCCTCACCACGGGCCATTTTTTCTGCATGCATTAATTGTGCATCTGACATTGCCATTTTTGTTCTCTGCTTGTTAGCATAAATCTTACTTCCAGCAGAAACGGCTAATTTAATTGCCGACAACCACATATTAATACCACTTAGCTTTTCTTTTTTTCTCTGCTAACACGTTTCCTTGACCTTTTACGTCCGCGTCTTGAGTTTCATTTGGTTTTGATACCTCAATTTCAACTCCGCCGTCTGAAAAACCGTCTTTGTTCACAAACATGTCGTGATCAACGTGTTTTGCTTCTGTGTTTTTATTTTTTTTCATATTTATTCTCCAGTTTTTCGAATGATTGCAACATTTCCAGGCATCTGATCCGAACTCGGAAGAGTTTTACCTAAAATAGTTTTTTCAATCGATGTATTAGCTCTTAGTTTAGCCAATTCTTCGTTCTGATCAAGCTTTTCTTCTTGTAAGTCTTGATTCATCATTGCTCTAGACTTGTCTAGATTCAATCTTTCCTCTGATTGGGTACGTTTTTGCTCATTATCCATAGCTCTAAGGTCTAATTCTCTAGCTTTTAGTCTTGCAATAGGGTCATTTCCAAAATCACCCATGATTTTGTTCTCTTCATCCTTAAATTCCTGTGTCATTTCAGAAATTAATTTAGCTTTTCTTGCTTCGATAGATAAATTTAAAGTTAAAAGTTGTTGTTGAATCTCAGGAGACTGTGCCATAGCTGGATTCATCTGTGCCATCTGTTGTAATTGCATCAATTGTTGTATCTCTTCTCTAAACTCTACCTCTAATTGCTCTTGTGCCATCAAAGAGATATGTTCAAAAATATTTTTTTGCAACGCAGCCATGACTGGTGGACTATTTTTAGCCATGTTAGTCGCCATAAAATTTAAATGTGATGTTATATGCGCTCTGTGATCCTGACCTTTGAACGCTTGGAAAGGTTTTCCAGTCATTGCCATAATATTTTCTGCTGCTGGGTCCATTGGCTGTGGTGGTTGAGGTGGTGGTAATATTCTGTTTACATCTTTAACACCGATTGCAGTATACATATCTCTGTATGCTTCATATAGATTATGCATTCCAGGATTTGACATCGCAAGTTGTAATTCTGTTTGTGCTAAAGTTATTCTTTGTGATTGTGAAAATATATTTGGATCTGCAACAGGAAGTATATCAATCTTATCATCAAAGTCTGCAACCTTAATATTTCTTTGTCCACCCACAACATCGTAAGGATATTCTGGTGGAAGATATGTTTTAAATACTTCTGCAAGTAAAGTGAACTCTTGTTTCAATGCCACATACAATCTTTTATGTATGGCTGACATGACCCTGGAGCCACGCTCTAAGAGGGCAATGGTCGTACCAACAGCTGCCTGCTGGTTGCCGTCACCGACCTGCATGTCAGCTATGGCGGCAAATCGTTGACCTGCTTGAACCACTATACCCATTAATTGTAATAATGTTGCTGATGGTTCTTTGAAAGGTAAAGGCATAAATGCATCCCTGATATTTCCTCCAGGTGCATCTACATCTCTAAACTCTCCAGGTTGTATCGATTGCGCTTCATCTCTAACACGAATACCTCGTTGTTTAAATCCAGCTGGCATGTTTGAAAACGTACCAGCATCTAACAACTGTCTTAGTGCATTCGTTGCAGTTCTTGATAATCCACCAATCATGTGGATTAAGCCAAAACCATAAAAACCAAGTCCCGGTAAAAATTTAAAATGTGTAAAATATTCTATTCTATTTTTTAACGGATCCTCAGCTTTGTAGTTTCTTCTGATAGATAAAACCTCTCTTGATGATGAGTCAAGTGTTACAATGTAAGGAAGTTTTATCCCTGTTGGGTTTTGTTCCATATCTTTATCTTCAAAACCCTCAAGATCTATGTTTGTGTGAAACTCTAGAATTGTAAACATCTGTTCGTCTCTGGTCTTTGTAGTTCCCTCTAACTCTCTTTCTTTTTTCTCTACTTCTGTTTCTTGTGCATAGCCTGGTGTTATTTCTACGTCTCTGTAAAAACCAGACACTTGTTTTTTTCTTAGATCATTTTCTGATATTTTTAAAACATGTATGACTGCTTCTGCATCTTCTAAAGAGGTTGCAGTGTATGGAACTATCAGGTCATCTGCCGGAACAAATTTAGACACGGCTCTGTCAAGAAGTTCATCATAATATACTTTCTTGAAAGCAGAGCCGCTAAGAGGGAGATAAAAAAGTAACTGATCGAACTCGGGTTCATACTCTTTCATCTTGTTCATGAGTTGATAGTTCATGAAGTTTTTTACTCTTGTAGCCTGGTCTTCTTTTTGTTTATTTATCACACCCATGATCTGAGTGTGCACTGGACCAGTTGCTGGTAGTAATTCTTTGTAAGCGTGTGCTTGAAACTGTGTTACCGCTTCAGCCAATACAGGATGGGTTGCACCACTTGCATTTGTAAACGGCTGTGATCTTGTCTGGTATTTAAATCCTAATAAGTCTAAACCTTTTGTATAGCCATCTTCCCAATCTTTTCTAGACGCTTTGTACTGTGTGTAGTTTTCATAAAGATCAGATCCTAATCTTCCTAAAACCTCTTCTGGTAATAGATCTGCTAAGTTGTCAAAGTGTTCGTTTGTGCCTGGCTGGTTTACAGCTTCTGGATCAAAACTAATTGTTGCACCACCATCTTCTTCCTGTGTTACTTGGATATCGTCTGGTCCAACCTGTTCTTCTATGTTTGCTTGAGAAGCCTCTACAACTTCTTCTTCACTAGGTAATTCTATTTCCTGCTTTACGTTTGGTAAAGACTTGTCTATTTCTGACATTATTTTTCTCCGAGTTCGAAACCACTATAGTCTTTTTTCCAGGAACATTCAACCCCTGTGGGTTAGGCCCTCTGAGTGGTGGTATTGTGGTTGTTAACTTTTTAGTCATCTAATAATCCTAATCCTTGTATAGCTGCAGAGGCTGCAAATCCACCTATACCTAGTCTAGATAATCCTTTTAATGCGATTCTTGGTAAACCTAATCTAGCAACTTTTCTAAGTGTCGGACTCAGTCCTCTTGTCAGTTTTGGTGTCTGATCTGCAAATGCAGGATACAAATAATTTAGTGGATCTGTTGCAATATCTGTAGGTGAGTCCCCAGCAGCTATCTGACTTGCAATATCTCCAGCTGCAAACGGTGCCAGTAACGCTGGCGATGCTGCAACCCCTAGTCCTCTACCTAAAACTCTTAGACCTGTTTTAACTGGACCAGTTGGTTTTTTTCTTTCAATACCAAGAGATCTAGATTTACTTGCTTTGATTGTTGACGGTGCTACCGCAGCTGTTGAGGCAGCTACTGTTGCACCTAACGCTGGTAATTGATAATCTAATATTGCAGGTCTTTCTATATCAATAGATACAGGCTGTGTTGCCATATCAACCAACATATTTTTCTGTTGATTCTCATTTGATAGATAAGTTGTTGGATCATCGTTCTTAAATAATTTAACAAGTCCAACTGCTGTTCCTACAGCTGCACCTGCACCAAATGTTTTTGGACCAGGTCCTTTTACAAAATTTAAAAAAGCATTAGATGCTTTTTTTAATCTAGACATTGAAGCAGTCCCATCATCAGATGCTTCTGAAAAAATTTGTGCCGCTTTTACAGGATCTTTATTTACTGCTGCAGCACAATCACCAGGAAGTCCACCTCTAGATAACACACTACATATTTCTAATTGTTTTTTCTTTGTTATAGTATTTGCAGCTTTAAAAACATTTTTTCTGTTTTCTTCAAAAAGTTTTATTTTAAGTTGTGCATCAAAATCATTTGGGTCTGCATTTTTAATATAATCTACAATCTGTCTTTCAGTCATTTTTGGAAACTCATCAAACATATCGATAGATAAACGACCTCCTCCAAAAGAAGATGTCTTCTTAGTTATTGGATCCATGAAAGTAAATTGTTTAAAACCTTGTGACTGACCAGCGAGTTTTGCGCCTTTAATATTTATATCTTCTAATTGTTTAACAAGGTCTTTTGGATTTTCTTTTAATAATTTTTCTCTCTTTTTGTAGAGAGCTCTCATCTTCATATCTATTCCACCTTTGTCACCAAGTTTATAATTTATAGAAGAAGGTGCATAACCTATATTAGAACCAGTGATATATTGTGAAAATATATCATCCATGTGTGATAGATTAGTTTTTTTAGTTCCTTGAAACGGTCCTTCTTTTACACCACCAAATTTTTTTAAAGCTTTTGCTCTTTTTTTACTTTCAAAAGACTTACCCTTAAAAAATTTTTTCTTTGCTTCTGGTGTTCCAGATCCTGCAATCACCTGAGCTTTTTGAATTTTGTCTACTTCTTTTTGATTATCTAATTTACTTATGTCAAAAAACATTTTGCCTTTAACTGACTTTTTAGGAAATTTAAATTTATCTGCAAAATTAGATGCTTGTCTTCCTTCGCTAACAAATATGTTTTTATCTTTTGCTGCCTTAAACATATCTTCTCCGGTCACATAACCTTTAGGAGGATCAATATCTAAAACACGTGCTCCACCAGATCTAACTCTGTTTTTAAAAATAGTATCTAATTCTGATTTAGTTCCGTAGTAAACTTTTTTATCTAAACCTAAACGAAGGTGATATAATTTACCTTGATCAAAAAGTTTTGAAAGTCTAGGATCTGCTTTAACATTTGGACCTTTGTTTAATACTCGTGTAACTGCGTTATCAGCCATTACACCTCCAGGATGCCGGCAAGACCACCACTTTTAAATCCAATACCTACGTCTATGCCGAGTTGTTTTTGAAGATCTTTGATTGCATCTGGAAAGTCATCTGGATTTTTTAATACTTTATAAAGTTGTTTAAAATATTCTGTTTTTTCTGGACCAACCATAGTTTTGTCAGCACTCATTTTTCCAAATAATCTTGATACGTCGCTACCTGTAAAACCATATCTTCTTAATGCTTCATAAGAGGCTTTACCAAGTCTTGCAGCACCACCAACAAAGAATGGGACACGTCCACCATCTGCAAATTCAAAATCATCTATGTCAACTGTTTCTGGATTAAAAAATCTATCAGTGACTCCTCTGCCACCCTTGTCTTTGACACTGATTAATCTCTCAGCAAACAGCTGTATATCATTTGGTGAATCTAGTTTTGCAACTGCTGCTGCAACCTTTGGTCCAAAATATTTTTGCACCAATAGAAATGGATCACCCATACCACCGCCACCACCTTCTGTCATAAATTTAAAATCATCTGCTTCCATGACACCAGATAATGTTGGACCTTCTACCTCATCAGATAGATCTTTTACTCTGTTTAGAAAATC